AGGTACGGCTTTATACAATCGCCTACAGACTGGAATCGAATCTGCTAATTTAACGGCAGACGAGATAGACTTATTAGATAATTTTATCACGAATCCTTTAGTGTATTTCACACTTTCGGAGCTTCCAGTGGGATTGTCTTATCAGTTCTATAATAAGGGCTTAGTTCGCAAGACTAGCGATAACACAGATCAGCCTAATATGCAGGATCTTATCGATGTCGCATCAAGATACAGAACGCGCGCGGAGTTTTATACTCAGCGATTAATCAAACACTTGAAGCAAGTATCTTCGACTACTAATAAATTCCAGGAGTACGTTAATTACGGCACCGGTGTTGATATTGTCAAGCCAGAGCGCGACGCTTACCAGGCATCTATCTATTTAGGTGATAATTATGACTATACGACTATGACCTTCGAGGAGAGATACCAAGGCGAAAACGGAATCTGTTAAATAATAAGGCCATGCCGAAAGCTTATAGCACAAAGAATATAAAAAAATTAGAAGTTTATCTAGCGACTCAACAAAATGGCAATCAAGCAGCTAACATTAAATCAAACGATAAAGCTAATAAGTGATATCGCCTCCTCGCATGAGCAGATAAACACTGTCTTTTTTGGGGATGTTTGGGAATTTTTAGCTCAGACTGATAATACTTATCCGGCTATGTTCTATTCTTTGACCGGATCTTCGATTGCAGCTAAGGAGCTGACAATGAACTTCTCTTTATTCTTGCTAGATCGTCAACTTCAAGACGAGTCTAATGAGAACGACGTCTTATCGGATCAGCTTTTAATCGCTCAAGATATAGTATCAATGCTTAGATACCCAAAGTTTGATTGGGAGATAGGCGATAATGTTACTTTAGAGTTCTTTACTGAAAACGAAAAGGATTATCTTGCCGGAGTTAAGGCAGATATTACCTTAGCTTTCCCTATGTTATCTGACAGATGTCAAGTACCTACAAATTTTTCATATCCTAACTAATGGCAAATAAAAAAGTAAGTCAATTAACCAGCAAGCCCTCAGTCCTTACGACTGATTTATTCCCGATCGCTGATCCTTCAACTGGTCAGCTTTTCAAAACTACTATTTCCGATCTAGGCACTGCCATAGGTTCGGGGGTTAGTTCGGTTAATACCTTAGTGGGTGCGGTGGTTTTAGATACTGACGATATCCAGGAGCTAGCAAGCCCTACGAATAAATGGTACACTGACACTCGATCTAGAGCTGCGCTTTCTGCCTCCTCTCCTTTGGTTTATAACTCAGGAACCGGGGCTTTCTCAATACCTGCCGCAACTACTTCCGTAAATGGTTATTTAACCTCTACGGATTGGACAACTTTTAACGCTAAACAAGCAGCACTTTCTGGAACTGGATTCGTTAAGATTTCGGGAACGACAATTAGCTACGATAATAGCACTTACTTGACTACAAGTTCCGCAGCTTCAACTTACTTAGCTTTGGCTGGGGGTACTTTGACCGGAGCAGTTACGGGTACTAGATTAAGTTTGTCGCAAAATAGCGCTGAAATTACATTAAGTATTTCTAATGCTGGAACTGGTAGAGCATTTAGTGTTTTAGGAACTTCCTATTTTAGTACAGATATTCAGCTAGGCTATGCAACTAATGCAATTTTAAAGACCACTTCTTTAGGGTTAATTACTTCAGCAATAGCTGGCACAGATTACCAAGCTCCTTTGTCAGGAACTGGCTTTGTTAAAATATCGGGTAGCACTATTAGTTATGATAACTCTACTTATGCTTTAGATTCTGTGGTAGTTAAACTAACTGGAGCACAAACAATAGCTGGAACTAAAACTTTTTCGGATGGGACATACCACGAATATGGTTTACTTTTAAAACACGGAACTGCTACAAATGCTGGTGGTTATACTGGGATTTCTGGAACTTCAACTGGTATAAGAATTGGAGTAGGTACGCCTAATTACTCTAATTTAGTATTTAGTACTTCTGCGATATATACTTTCACTTTCCCCAGTGCAACTGGAACGCTTGCCTTGACTTCTGATTTATCCTCTTACCTACCTTTAAGCGGAGGCACTTTAACTGGGGCTTTAAATGGTACAAGTGCTTTATTTAGCGGTGCGGTAAGAGCTAACAATCCATCCGAAGGTGCAACTGGAGAGGGCTTAATAGCTGGACAATCTTTTAAAATAGATGGAACTGGTACTAGCCAAAGAGCAGTAATGTATATGGTTTCAAATGTTTTAAGCGATACTTATGCAAGTGGATTAACTGCTCAATTTGGTAATTTCGCTGGCGATAAAGGCTTCGGTTTTAACTTAAATACTAGCGGAGGCTATGAGTTATATGTTAAAAATACCACTTGGAATAAAGCCTTAACAATTTCAAATACAAATGCGGTTACACTAACTGGAGCTTTAAGCGGTACGAGTGCTACGTTTACGGGAGATTTAACTAGTAACGGGGAGCTTCGGGTTTCAAATGCTAATGGATTAACTTTTTTACAATTAGTAAATAGTTCTTCAGGCGGTCGTAATTTTACGCTAATTAGTTCGGGAGCTTCAAATCCTCACGGAATTGCAGCGGGTAATTTTTACTTAAGAAATTCTACCACTTCAACAAACCCTTTAATAATAGACGGAGCCACCGGAGCCGCCACGTTTTCGAGTAGTGTAAGCGGTACTTCTTTTTCAAATGCTGGCTTACAATCAGGCGAAGTATTTAATGGGACTAAATCAAACGCAGGATATTTTGTAGGATATTTACAAAATACATCTGCAACTGGATTAGGTCTTTATATTCAAAACGGAAGTGATACGCTTGATGCTTTAAGAATAGGTAATGCTGCAGGTAATGCAAATACTATTCAATTATATGGTAGTGGTAAAGCACTTTTTGCTGGCAACGTAGGAATCGGCACGACGGCGCCAAAGTTAAATGGGAATGCTGGTACGTTTGTAACAATAGATGGTGGAAGTTCTTCAAGCGCATGGCTAGAATTAGCAACAAGTTCAACGACTGATGGATTAGGCGGTGCAATTACTTTCAATAATAATAATATTGCTGGAGCTGACAAAAGAAATGCACAAATTAGCGGTATTAGAGATGGTGCAAATAATAGCGGTGCTTTAAATTTTTTAACTTGGAATGCAGGAAGTGCATCCGAACGTATGCGAATCACGTCGGGAGGCTATACAAAAATGACTACCGATGGAACTTATTGGAACGCATCAGGTTATCACGAAATGCGTCAAACAGTTACTAATAATTTAATTACTCTATTTACAAATAGTTCAGCTTCGCCATATGGAATAAATTTATATTTTACTGCAGCTTCTCCTAATAATACTACAAACTATTTCTTAACTGGAGGAGATAATACAAACGATAAATTCTTTATTTATTCAAATGGTTCTATGGTTAATAGAACTGGTACTTATGGCACTATTTCAGATGTTAAATACAAAGAAAATATAGTAGATGCGACTTCTAAATTAGAAGACATATCCAAATTAAAGGTTAGAAATTTTAATTTTAAAGGAGATTCTACAAAGCAATTAGGTTTTATTGCCCAAGAATTTGAAGAGGTTTTCCCTAATATGATTGATATTTCGAAAGAAAGCGGAGAAAGCGGAGAAACTTATAAGGCAATTAAGACTTCTGTTTTAGTTCCTATGTTAGTAAAAGCTATTCAAGAATTAAAAGCAGAATTAGACACATTAAAAAATAAATAATGATACACTGGGTAATATCACAATTAGACTCTATCCCTTCCCTAGACGGAATGAACAAAGTAATTAGCGTAATTCATTATAGAGCGCAAAAGCAATACGAAGAGGATGTCGTACATTTTACGGCGGATACTTACGGAGCTTTATCCGTAGATGCACCACACGAAGCGAGCTTCACTCCTTACGATGAGGTCACGAAAGAAATGGTCGAGTCCTGGCTTGAATCCTCTTTGGACTGCGAGGCAATCGAGGCGAATTTGGATGCACAAATTCAGAACTTTTTGAATCCTCCGATAGTGAATTTCGGTTTACCTTGGCAGGATCCTATAAAATAATAGGACTTTTGCTATATATTAGAAGTTAATAACCAAACAAAAAAACGAATGAAATTAGATTTTAACTTTGACCTAGTCGGACTAGACGGTCAAGCCATTGATGGCGCAAACGCAGGTAAATTATTAGCTAACGCTTTAGCTCAGGGATCAAAAGGAGATGCCTTGAAATTCTGGGACTGGGCAGTTAACTTAAACAAGGGAGACGTTCTAGATTTAGATTCTAGCGATCAGGAAACTATCAAGAATTTTATTAAAGATTCTGAGGGGTTTACAATCCTTGCAAAGGCTCAATTATTACAAGTTTTAAAGAAAGATTAATTAATGAATTTGAATGACATTCTTGGGCAGTCTATCACTGGCGGTATCGCGGCCCTAATCGGGTGGCTAGTAGGTCGAAGAAAAGAGCAGGCGGAGATTACGACGACTGAACTTGATCAAACTAGCAAGGCGATTGAAATCTGGCGACAGATGGCTCAAGAAATGTCTGACAAAGTAAAGGACTTAAGCGATAAGATTGACATCTTGACGGCAGAGGTTCACTCATTAAAATCGGAAAATTCAAACCTACGAATAAAGCTTGGAATCAATGACGAAAATACTCCACCTAAGCCAAAAGGGGCTAGATCTAATAAAGCAGTTTGAGGGATTAAGCCTTAAGCCTTACAAATGTCCAGCTAATATCTGGACTATTGGCTTCGGAAATACCTATTATCCAGACGGATCTAAAGTAAAATCAACTGATCCGGTAATCACTGCTCAGAAAGCAGAGGAGCTTCTTAAGTTCCTAGTCCAGTCCTACGAAAAGGGAGTCGATTCTTTTTGCAGAGACGATATTAATCAAAATCAATTTGATGCGCTTACGTCCTTCGCCTATAATGTAGGCGTAGGAAACTTGCAAAAGTCTACATTAATCAAAAAAGTAAACGCTAATCCTAAAGATCCTGCTATTCGCCTCGAGTTTATGAAGTGGAATAAGGGAGCTGGAAAGGTTTTGGCTGGACTAACACGCAGACGTCAAGCGGAAGCTGACCTTTACTTCTCATAATCATGCAAAAATTAATCATTCTTTTGGCTTGTGTTGGATTCTTATCATGCAAGCCTAGTAAATCTATTACTGAGTACAAAGAAGTCCTTAGAATCGATACAATTAAAAGCGAGAAAATAGTCGAGAAGTTCAGGGCAGTACATGACACGCTTACAATCTTAAATCCTTGCGACTCTTCTGGTATCCTATCCTCTTTCTATTCACGCCTGGTCCTTCCTAATGGATCGGTTACAATCAAGTCAGAGAAAGGACAGATCAAAGCGACTATCGATATAGATTCGATGCGCCAGGAGATTGAAAATAACTATCGTAATTCACAAGTGAAATGGATAGAATACAGAGACAAGGAAGTCATTAAGTACCGGATACCTACCTGGGTTATTATTCTACTATTTGCGGAGGCTATTATGCTCTTTGCTTATATTTATATTAAGTTGGTTTTAAAATAGTGTATCAAATAGACATCGAGCCTATCGAAACTCCCAGGAATAAAACAAGCGATCTACTTCAGACGATGCTTGACGTAATGGAATCCATCGAGCAGATAGATGACGCTGGCTTTGTGCTTCGCATGAAGCTCTTAAATAATATCGAGTTTTTAGTGGATCAATTAATGGAGCAATATGAGCAAGGAAAACGCTAAGGCGGAGGCAATACGGAAGCATTTCTATTCTACCAATTTAACCAGGGTAGACTTTGAGAGAGAAAATTATTCTAGCTACGGATTTGACTCTCAGGAAAACTTCCATCGCCATCTTACCAGGTGCGAGATCACTGTTAGTAATAGATCTAAATACTTTAAGGAAACCAGGCCATCTGCTAAAATTGAATCCTTTAACCTAGACGAGCTCGATAGTTTTGGCATTGAGCCAGGGATAGGAAAGGAATACACCAGTGCGCGCCTTCCTGATCACTTAAAAAAGATTGGAGTACTATCTGATATTCACGTTCCTTTTCATTCCCTAGAAGCGCTTACTTGTGCTATTAAGTACTTGAAAATCAGCGAGATAGATTGCTTATATTTGAACGGAGATACTTTTGACCAGTATTCGATAAGTCGCCATGAGCGCGATCCAGATCTCAGAGACTATCCAAGAGAGGTAGAAATGTGCAGAAACTTTCTTCAAAAGCTCCGCGATATATTTCCTTTAATACCGATTTACTTTAAGGCTGGGAATCATGAGAACAGACATCAAAGATATATAAATCAACAAGCAGAGGAATTTGCACAGTTACAAGAGTTACAATTTGAAAAATTTTTTAGATTGGATGTATTAGATATTAAATATGTACCTGACTGGCAAGGCATGGAAATGGGCAATCTGTTAGTGCTTCATGGCCACGAGATCATGGCTGGAGGAATGAATCCTTCCCAGACTACATTCAACAAGACTTTCTGCAACACATTGATCGGTCACGTTCATAGGACCACAAGCACAATCAAGAAAAACGGCTTTAAGAAGTTCATTCATTCCTATTCAACTGGGTGCTTGACTCACTTATCGCCTAAGTATTATCCTTTTGCTCAGCATAATCATGGCTTTGCACTGGTAGAAATTACAGAAGGAGCTTCAAAAGTGACTAACATAATGATAAAAGACGGAAAAATAGTGTAGCTTTGTAGAGTAGTTTTTCATAATTATAGGTTTAGATGTGAATACGAAAGCCCCGGGATCTTATCTCTGGGCTTTTTTGTATGCTTAAAAATAATTGTAAAATAAATTTAAATTATTGTTTTATTAAAATCTTTTATTATATTTGCCTATCGAAAGCAACGAAGCTGAGATAAAACATCTATCCAAATGAGAGAATTATTAAAAACCATCACCATGTCTGAAATAGCTCAGACCACATTTTTAACCCTGGTAATTATCGGGATTTTATCTATTATCACAATCATTTCAAACCTTTAATTTCAAACTATTATGTCAAACAAAATCCAAATTCTAGCGTCCTCGACTGGAGGATCTTCTTACGAGCCAATCGCGGCAGGTACTTACGTCGCGCGTTGCTATTCAATGGTTCACTTGGGAACTATCAAAGAGTCCTACATGGGCGAAGAGAAGTACGTCAATAAAGTACGCCTTACCTTCGAGCTTCCAACTGAGATGAAAGTCTTTAAGGAAGAGAACGGAGAGCAACCTCAAGTAATCTCTAAGGAGTTCACTCTTTCTTTAGGCGATAAATCAAACCTTCGCGCTTTCCTTAATTCTTGGAGAGGCAAGGCACTAACAGAGGACGAGTGTAAGTCCTTTGACATCGCGGTACTAGCAGGCAAGGCTTGCACTCTATCAATCATTCACAAGACTTCCAAGGTAAGCGGTAAGACTTACGCAGAGATTGCTTCTATCGGTGGCGTCATGAAAGGTATGCAGGTTCCTGATTTGATTAATCCTGAGATGGTTTTCTCTGTGACTAACTTTGACCAGGTGGCTTTTGATTCATTCCCTGATTTTATTAAGGAGAAGATTGAATCCTCTAATGAATACCAGCAAATACTAAAGAGCGGACCTTCTAACTCATCACCAGATCCAGAAGTTCAAATCGTAGAAGAGGACGATCTGCCATGG